CTCTGCCTCAACTGACCTGGAAGGTCAACATCGGCCACGTCGTCGTCCTCGCTCCATCCAGATGCTTGCAGTGCATCCGCTAAACGCATGTAACTCTGGATAATATCTTGGTGCGGATACACCTTAGCTAGTAGGTCCCTACCCTCACGACACGTCATTGCGTAAGCAGCCAATCGGACGAGGTGCTCACCTGGAACGCGTCTCTTGTGTCTTTCAGGGTACACCATTCTTTGCAGAAGTTCCCGCGCAGGACGGTGAGGCTGGCTGTGGACCCACCAGTGGCCCAAGAAGTGAGTGTGGTTCTGGTCAAACTCCTTGGATTCGCGTGACGTGTTCGTAATCGTCGATTTCTCGACGCTCAGAACGAAGCCCAGTTCGCTAGCGGCCGATGCAAGCTGGCCGAGGTCCAACCTAGTGTTGGAACCAATGATGACGTCGTCACCCATCACCAAAACGCGATCATGTTGAAGCGAATGACCTGTTAACCGCTCAAACATGTAGGACACGAGAATGAGATTAACGATGGAGTCAATGATACTGGTAAAAGCACTCCCGCTAGGCACACCCTTGTGTTTCTGGTACACGTGTCCATCTGGAGCAATAATACGCGAGTGAATGAAGTCGTTAACGTACCGCCTCCACACTTGCATTTCCTTCTCGTCAAGCTCTAAATGCGTCCGCGCCACACGGAATGCATCGTCGATCATGCGAGCAGGAACGGTAGAGTCAAACTTGCTGAAGTCTAGCGAGTAGACGTACTTGAACCTCGCTTCGATTTCACTGATGATCGCACCTTGCTCGTGTCCTCTGAGACCCCATACAAACGGTCTCCGACGAGAAAGGCCTGCCATGACTTGTTTAGAGTACCGCGTCCCCACAATAGTCGTAGGCAGCGGCGCCATCCAAACCAGGCGAGTTTTTGGACCAGCAACCCCAGGCTGAACGCGACGACCAAAAACGTAGGGATCAAATCCCCGACCGTCGTGAATAATCCTGTTAGCAAGTCGTGTCCCGGCATCAAGGACCAACTCATTGCGAGCGAACAGAGGAGCCCCAGCGTAAGAAGTGAGAAGGATATGATCCGCCACCACTTCATCGACTGTGAGAGGTAATCTCCCTCTCGTTTTACAACCTGCAGTGTCATAGACCGCACGAATGGCGCCTTGGTAGGCATCGGTTTCGTAGGGTCGTGCACCAGGTGTGGCTCCGCCCTGACCGTGTAATCTTCCATTGGCCAGTGCAGCTCCCCGGTCAAGTTTGCGAGGGTCATTAAGTACATGTCCAAACCCGACATGTCCTCGTTGGCCTTCACCCGACGGGTCCCTTTGTTCGACGTCACCAGAAACTCGTCGTCCTCGAGCTCCGGTTCCATGAACTTGGGTGTCTTCAGTGCGCTCACCGGCGGGGTGCCTCTGGTTTCCCAGTTTCCCTCGTCGGCAGGAACACTCTCCGTGTCCGGAGACTGTGAAGTCGGTTGACGTGGATCCAGAACGTTTGGTTGGATGAACGGGACAGCCGTAGGTGGCAATCCCTTTCTCCACCCATTCAGGGTCGGTGACACTCCGATTGTCCCTTTCTGGAATGAGCCCAGATGACAGGTCCTTGAGCGCTGCCTCCATAGAGTAATCCACAGCGACGTGCTCGACGGCCCTGCTGAGCGAAGCGAGTGCAGCTGCAACTTTCTTTTCGTTGCCTCTGCTGAGGTAAATACCGAGATCATCGATCCCAGCCCTCGCATGGAGTTCCATGAAACACCTCCTAAGCGGATCGGTTGTGCCAGCTGCGGTGATCAGCCGTAACTCAGCTGACAGCGGGGTGTCGGCCCGCATCACCTTGCACGCGCTTGACAGACGCGTAGCTGTCTCTGTGGCGTCCCTCGCCAAGGGTAGAGCATGGTTAAGCCATGAGCTAGCGTTTACGACGCTAAACGATACCCAAACGGGTAGTA